TAACTCCTATCTTCGACAAGAAGCTGAACGTGAGTTCGTAAAAGAAGCTATCATCTCACTCGAAGATGAAGTTGGTATTCCCAAAAAATATTTAGGCAAGATGGCTCGTATCTATCACAAACAGAATATGAGTGAAATCGTATCTGAGATAGAAGAGATCGAAGCCCTTTTAGAATCTGTCAAATAATACTTGACAGACCGTCTATTGCATGTTATAATAGACGCATACAAAGAACAAAGGATCACTAACGATGAAACACATTACAACTCACTTCAAAGAAGGATCAGAAGGTCCTAGAGCAGAAGTCTTTGAAGTTAAAGATGGCACATATGGTATTCGATACTTTATGGGCATTGGAGATACTAATCCATTCAAGACAGAAATGTTTGAAGACAAGCATGTTTCTTATGTAGAAGATGCCGCTGAGAACTGGGCTTTAGGTATTAAGGTACTCAATGGCTAAAATTTCTTATGTTGAAGATGATTTGTATAATGTCGTAATAGATAGTGATAATGGAAACGTTTCTCTTGGTGGAGAATCTTATATTAATGATAGTAAGCGTGAAGCTTACATATTTCAATTAGCCTATTTGATGGGCAGGGAGCATAAAAAATCGCAGATAACAAAAACATTGGGCTTATAAAAGAATTAAACTCTGAAACAATCATGAAAGAGATTGCAGAGAATATTTCTAAAGGAGTGCCTTACATCGATGCAGTGATATATTACGCAGAGAAGTATGGACTAGAAGTAGAAGTGGTCGGCGAGATTATTAGACGATCACCAGTTCTGAAAGCTAAGATTTACAGAGAAGCCGAAGAACTAAATATGGTAGAGAAACTTACAAGGTTGCCAGTATGACGAAAAGCTTGTATAGCACTAAAGACGCATTTGACGTTTACATATGCTATCTAGCCTTGAAGCGGCACTTTGGTTCGAACTATGATTACTTCAAATACAACGGCAAGGTTAACGCCAGAATCGATGCATTTGAAAATCGTAAAGATAAGTTTTTCTTCTTTAAGTTGGCAAAGCGAAAGGACTATAAAGAATTTTTGTTAGCTAACATGGTCAACAATCCAGACGTTTGGATTGGAGACTTAGTTGACAGTGACACCGCAAATGAAACTTTCATGGAATGGTCGAAACGTCAACAGTCTTTGGGATATGTGTTTAGTAATGAACTAGACGAATTGAACGAAGACTTTAATGCTAACTTCATTGTTGAAGATGGACAGTATCCTCGTGTATTGTCACTCTTTAACATGAAGCGCATAAGCATCGAAACTCTAGTCATATTAAGTGACTTGACAGGATGCTTCAAGTACTGGGATAAATCCATCAATGATACGATAGTTTACCCTAGTATAAATAAGATTGTTAAGAAATATGGACCATTTTTAAATTATGATAAAGTGAAAATGCGTGAAATATGTCTTGACAAATACAACGCAGTCTAGTATACTAGACAAACAAAACGATAAAATCGTAATATAAACCGCTATACACAGGAGTAAGCATATGACACAATCTTTTTCAGCCCTTAAAAAGGCACGTACATCATCTTTCGATAAGTTGAATTCTCAACTTCAGAAGATGAATTCTACAGGTAACAAAGGCGATGATCGCTTTTGGAAACCAACAGTAGATAAAGCAGGTAACGGCTACGCTGTTATTCGTTTTCTTCCAGCACCTTCAGGTGAAGACATGCCATTCGTAAGAATGTGGGATCATGGATTTCAAGGACCAGGTGGTTGGTACATAGAAAACTCTCTCACCACTCTTAGTCAGGACGATCCAGTTTCAGAGTATAACTCTAAGCTGTGGAATTCTGGTCACGATGAGGACAAAGAAGTTGCACGTAAGCAGAAGCGTAGGCTGAACTACATTGCAAACATCTATGTTGTTAAAGATAGTGCAAACCCTTCAACGGAAGGTCAAGTGTATCTTTATAAGTTTGGTAAGAAAATCTTTGACAAACTAAACGATGCGATGAATCCTCAATATGATGATGAATCGCCTATCAATCCATTTGACTTTTGGGAAGGTGCTGACTTCAAGTTAAAAATTCGTCAAGTAGAAGGCTATCGTAACTATGATAAGTCTGAATTCGACAGTGTAAGTGTTCTATCTGGTGCAGATGGTTCAGAACTCACTGATGAAGCACTTGAAGAAACTTGGGGCAAGCAACATTCCCTTTCCGATATTGTTGATCCTAAAAACTTCAAATCTTATGATGAACTGAAAGCAAAACTGTATAAGGTTCTAGGACTTGATGGCGGTGCACACGCACCCAAAGTAACCGCTGAGGACGACAATGCGGGGATGGGATTCTCTCCTAATTTCAAGGAGCGTTCTGCTCCAGAACAGGAAGCATCTCCATCTCCAACTCTTGCTAGTGATAACGGTGATGATGAATCACTGGATTTCTTCAAGAGCCTAGCTGAAGACAATTAATCTGATTAATAGTTGAAGCGACTAAGGCGACTTGCAGAAATGTGAGTCGCCTTTTTTATTGTCTAGAATCCACCTGCGAATGACATTTGAGCAGATACTTTTGGATTAGCTGTTACTAGTGTTGTTCTTTGACTACCGCCTTGATTTATTACAGTAGTTGGTCCTACATTTACTTGTGCGGCAACTGCGGCAGCCTCTCTTGATGCGGAATCGACAGCAGCCTGATCTGTTGCTTGGCTTCTACCGAGTGCGCCACGTAAGTTATCTACACCTGTAGTTAATCTAGCTAGAGTTGGCTCATCCAAGCTATCTAAGCCTGGACCAAAGTCTATAAGTCCTCTTTTATTGCCAAACAGTCTGAATGCTGGACCAGTACCGGTATCATATGTGCCACCCTTCATGAGAGTGTCCATCATCGCCAGAACAGCTCCGACATCTGCAATGATTCTTCCTAAAGCCGCAGAGCCAGCAGAAGCATCAATGTTCTTTAATCCTTCAAAACTACCGACGAAGTTATCAATTGCAACGCCAAATTTATCCATCTTAGTTATAATAGCATCATCTAAACTCTTAAGTGGCTCTAGAGCGTCAAGCATTCCTTGAAATGGACTCTTTGTTTCAGAGTCGGTACCCCATAACCAGTTCCAAGAATTTTTGAATGCGGCTTTGACTCCTCCAAAGAAATCGACTACTCCGCCTATTGCTTTAGCGGCAAAGAATGCTGTCATGCCTGCGGCTAGAGATGTTAACCCTGCTCCAACCTTTTCAGCATTAGCCATATCTAAGCCAGTAAGTGCCCCAATTCCTTCGCCAAAATTCATTAATAGAGCTTTTGTTTTTGATCCGTCCAGTCCTATTATGTCGCCAACAGCGGCTATTCCTTCAAACGCTAAGAAGAATGCGGCAATCGATGCACCTAATGCTGGTATACCTGCAAACACAGCGGCGCCTACTCCGCCTGTTGCGGCTGTTACTGCTCCTAAAACTCCACCTACACCGACTAGTGCGCCTAGAGTTTTAATTGATTTATCACTGAGAGAGTCAATCGCTAATCCAAAATTACTAACGAGTGTAGCAATTGATGAACCATCTGCTCCTAATGCGGCAACACCTGCATCTCCTACAGCAAATGCACCCATGAACGCTACAATCGATGCGGCTAAAGCTCCAGCTCCTAAAACAAACTTAGCTTTCATTTTTTCAGTTGTTATTGCGCCCAATGCTCCACCTGCGACTAACAGACCGCCTAGTGTAGCAACAGATTTAGTGTCTAGTGATCCAACAGCCGCAGAGAATCCTGTCATCAATTTCTGTACGTTGCTGAAGTCGGCACTTGCGCCTAGTGCTAAAGCACCTGCTCCAACGACATCAGTAGCGGCAAAGCCTGCCATTAATGCTACCATTCCTGCACTAATCGCAAATAGACCCTTAGCTAATGATTTTGCTTTCAGTGGAGAATATCCAACAATCGCACCACCTGTCATCAGGGCTCCTAGTGCGGCTACAGCAGGAAGAGTCAATGCTCCTATAGCTGAAGAGAAACCAGTGAGCATAGTCTTTACGTTATTAAAATCTAAACTTGCTCCAAGGGCACTTGCACCTGCAAATAGAAGATCGCCTGCTAACAGACCTGCTAAGAAACCGCTAATGCCAAGACCCATGAATGCGAGTCCTTTAGCCGCTGATTTACCTCCGCCAAACGCAGACGCTAATGTTGCACCTCCTAAGAGTGTACCTAATACGACTAGTCCTTTCGTATCTAGACCGTCAAAGATAGTCCCGACACCGGTAACTGCTTTACCTATGGCTCCAAAGTCTAATGATCCACCTAATGCTGTGACTCCTGCGAATATAAGATCGCCTGCTAATAGACCGCCAAGAAAAGCACTAATAGCAAAGCCCATTGTGCCTAACCCGATAGCACCACTAGTACCTCCGACTGCTCCTATTGCAGTGATTGCACCTAATGCCACAAACGCTTTAGGATCCATAACTTGAATGACTTCACTGAATCCTAATGCCGCAGTCTTCAGACCCTCAAAATCCATTCCCTTCGTTTCTTGCATCCAACTTAATGTTTCAGATCCAGCTAGTAAACCACCAAAGAATGTAGGTATTGCTACTCCAAGTAATGCAAGACCTCCAACACCCTTCATTGCTCCCATAGCAAGACCGCCTAATCCTGCCATACCAGCTAAACCTAGTTTTCCAAGACCACCACCGCCTCCACTACCACCAGCGGCTGCTGGACTAGCAGAAGTGTTTGCCGCAGCCGCTAGGGCTGCCGCTTGACCGTCTGCTTGTGATTGTGCAAGATTTCTTCGTCTCTCTGCCGCTCTGAGTTCATTAGTCTGTAAGTTAAAGGTATCTGTTAATAGTCTAGTTTGATTTCTAAGGGAATCACGCATAGAATGTAACGCTGGAGTAATTTGATCCAGCGTCTCTTTAGATAGATTTACTACTTGTGGTTTCCTAGCCATCTTACTTTACCTTATTTACCAATAGCTTCTTTTGCATAGAATGCCGCTACGATAGCCGCAACTGATACAAAGTATGTGGGTGCAATGTCGCCTAAAATTTTACCAGCATTATCAA